CAAGCGAACCCAGAAGGCTCCGCTGAAGGATCCGCGGAAGGTCACGATGAGCATCCTTGGCACAGTGGTGCCGGTCGAAGGCTCGTCTGGTGTGATCTCCCTTGTCAGCTACGTTGCCGGTGTGACCGCGCAGCAGCTGACCGGGGCGACCGCAACGTGCGAATCGTTCTCGGTGACGTGGGCGACCAACGAACTGGTCAAGGGTCAGGTCACGTTCACCGTCGTTCAGTAACGGACGACCGGGGGACACCGTGGCCTACGACGCACAGGGAACGATCATCACTTGGAATGGCGTTGCCCTGGGCGAGGTGGTTTCTATTGACTTGGGGTTTGGGTCAGCCGCGTCTTCGGACTACTCCCCGCTGGCTGGCACCAGCCGCGTCAAGAAGTTCATCCCTGGCGACATCGACCCCGGGGCCGTGTCCGTGGTGCTTCGCTCGTCGGTGGCGATGAGCAGGACAAACATCGGCTTGACGGCGACCCTACAACTCAACGGCCCGGACATCACGGCTTCGTGGTCCGTGGCGATGTTCAACGACCCGAAGTGGCGCGCGAGTGTCAACGCGTTGCAGGAATGGTCAGTCAATTTCAAGGTGAGGGAATAGCGTGGGAATCCTGACTCGCGAGCAGATTGACGCGATTGACGACCTGACCGCGCAGATGGTGGAAGTTGACGTGCCCGAGTGGGGCGGCTCTGCATTCATCCGTCCGCTCGAGGTTGGCGAGTTGGATGACTACTCCAACAAGGTGATGCGGGCACGGCAGAAGGGCGAAGGCTTGGCGAACTTCCGCGCGGAGCTTGTTGCCAAGTGCCTCTGCGACGCCAAGGGCGTTCGGCTCTATTCCGATGCTGAGGTGGCGATCCTTGCCAAGAAAAACGGCGTGGTGGTCAACCGGCTCTACGAGGTCTGCGACAAGATCAACGACATTGCCCCGAAGAAGATTGAGGACGTTGCGGGAAACTCTCACGCCGGCCGGTCCGACTCTTCAAGCTCCGACTTGCCGGCCACCTCAAGCGCACCCTCCGACAGATTGATCGAATGTCCGTCGCCGAGTTCCGAGTCTGGTGGGCCTTCGACCGACACCACGAACCCTTTGGACGAGAGTGGGAACAGGTCTGGAGAATCATCGCCGCCAGTGGCGTGAAGAACAAAGACGGGTCGGCGATCCGCGAAGAGCAGGTCACGCCGTTGATCCCCGCCCCGATGACGCCCGAGCAACTTGCCGCCCGAGTGCGGCAGATGAAGCAGCAGCCGGAGCAGTGAGATGGCTCAAGACCTTGGCCTAGCGTTCCGTCTGTCGGCAGATGCCGGTGGGCTCGTTGCTGGAATGGCCCAGGCCGAGAAGCATCTCGAGAAGGTTGGAAGCTCTGCCCGCGTCACAGCAAAGGACTTCCGGGAGGCGGGAAAGGTTGCGGAGTCGGTGGCGACCCCGACTGAGAAGTACGCCTCTGCGATTGATCGACTCGACAGTTTTCTGGAGCGGGGCCTTGTCACGCAGGAAGTTTACGGCAGGGCCGTGGCGAAGGCTGACGCAGAACTGCAAGCGGCAACGGACAGCACCGAGAAGTACGGCCGCGTTGCCAGCACGATTGAGCGGGTGCTCAACGGCGTCTCCGGTGCGGTTCAAGGCGTGGCCGATGCGACGACCTCGGTGGCTACGGCCGGCATGACGGTCATCAAGTTTGGCAAGGACGTTGCCTATACCTACCTCCAGTGGAAGATTTTTTCGGCAGTGAAGAACCCCGCAGCCATTGCGCAGTTCGGCTTGTCGGCTCTGAAGACTGCGGGCTACGCGAGGACGGCGATTCTGGCGGCGAAGGCGTTTGGCGTTGGGCTGGCCTTGACCGGCGGAAGCGCAGGGATTGCGGCCGGCGCCGTCATCGGTCTGACCAACCCGATGATTGGGCTTGCCCTCACGGCCAACAACCTTGTTCGCGCCTTCTTTGCCTCGCGCGACATCACGATTGAGATGGCGAAGAGCGTAAAGTCGTTGACGCTTGAAGCGGCAATGGCGGGCACGACGTTTCAAAACCTTTCGATCCAGAAGGCCCTCGATTCCGGAACCGCCCGGGAGGATCTGATTGCGACCGGCGCCGCCCTGTCGGCTCTCGACGTTGCCCACCTCCAGGGGCTTGGCGACGCGATGGAGCGGTCGGAGAAGGCGACCACTCGCACGGAGCAGGCCAACCGCGGGCTGCTGGCAACGCTCGGCTCCCCGTTCACCGGGGCGATGGCCGCCATTACCGATGGCACCGCCGCTATGAGCAACGGATGGGCCGATCTGGTCAACGGCGTGTCGTCTATTGGCCGGCCTGTAGGCGCTGTTCTGCGTCCATTCGGAACGCTCCTTGGCACGATTGCCGAGACGGCGATGCGTGTGGTTGGGGCGGTGGGCTCGATTGGTGGCGTGGTTCTCCGCGTTGGCGGGCTAGCGGCAAGCGTTTTCCTCTCTCCGTTCATTGTCGGGCTGAACAACACCGCCAACATGATTCGCGGCGGGCTGGCGGCAGCGTTCGACTATCTGGCGGGAAAGATTGCGACCGTCAACAGCTACCTCGACAAGGCCTACAACGCCATGTCGAAGATCCCGATCCTTGGCGCCGCGTTCCAGTCCAACGAGGGTGGCGTGGCTCCTGCCGGTGGTGCGGCGGCTGACGCAGGCAACGCCCAGGGCGCCGGGGCGCCGATGGCAGCCGCTGCCGAAGAGGCGGACAACTTCACCAACGCCATCAGCCGACAGGAGTCGGCTCTATCGACTGCCATCGAGCGGTCGCAGCAGTTTGGCGAGGCTGGCTTTGCTGCTGCGGTGTCTTTCCAGACCGGGCTGCGTGATCTGGAGGGCGACCTCGAGCGGGGCATCCTCAACGAAACGAGCTTTGCTCAGGCTGCGGAAAAGCTCCGCGATGCGTTCGACGCCCAGGTGGCCAGCATGGAGGCGAAGGCCGCAGCGACGAAGGCCTTGGCGGAAGAGGACGCGGCGGCTGAGCAGGCGAACACGGCTGCGATGACGAAGCAGACCGATGCTTTCTTTAAGGCCGCGGAGGCCGCGCAGCAGTTCGGCGCCGCGGGGGCTGCTGCTGCCGCCGAGTACGAAGGGGGGCTCACGGCCCTCAACGAAAAACTCAGCGACGGGCGAATCAATCAGACCGCCTACGGAGTGGAAGCCGACAAGCTCCGCGAGAAGTTCAAGGGGCAAGTTGACCAGATGAAGGGGCTTGCCGCGGCTCAGGGGAAGCGGGCCGACGACGTTCAGAGGATGCAGGACCGCATTGGGGATGCCGGGGCGTTTCAGGCTGAAGCCGGCGCCGCCCTTGGAAAGAAGTCTGGAGAAGCGCTTCACGTGTCCGACGTTCGCTCTTCGGAAGGCGTTGCCTCATTCATGGCCCTGGCGACTGGCCGCGAGGATCCTGCCATCGCCGAGTACCGAAAGAGTCACCAGACGCTCCAGGCTATGCTGGCCGAATTGAAGGCCCTCCAGGCGGCGCCCCTCGAAATCGCTGGCGGGGCAGGAGGCTGACATGGGCGTCATTGACTACGAGGAACTGCCGCGCGAGCCAGCCACACGAAGGTTTGGCGAACCGCCTGTGCTCGGGCGCAAGTGGCTTGTCCGCGTCGACGATCCGGCAACCCCGGAAACCACGGTGGTGAACGCCGTGCCGGTGGTGTTCCTCGATCCGCACCCCGAGGCGTTCTACCTCAAAGCCTTCGACGTTGCCCGCGACTACCTCGACGGAAACCGTTGGGCTCACATCGTCACGTGGAAGTACGAACTTCCGAAGCAGCAGAACCTCGACAAGAATCCGCTGGCCCGTCCCGATATTTGGAAGTGGTCGACGGGCGGCGTGCAGATCCCTTGCCTGACCTACTACGACTCGACGGACACGCTTCGCGCTCTGGTCAACACGGCAGGCGACTTTATCGAGGGGCTGACCGAGGAAGAGCCGACGCTCACGGCCAGCATCAGCGGCAACCGAGCGACCTACGACTACAACCTTGCCGCGTCCGTCCACGGCGCGCTGAACAACGCTCCCTATCTGGGCTTTGCGAAGTGGTGCTGGCAAGTCAACGGCATCCGCGGCGAGCCGGCTGTTGAAGTTGTCAACGAGCAGGAGATTCGCTACTTCAAAGTTGAAGTTGAACTGACTGCGAAGGCATCGACCTGGGTGATGCAGCTTCCCAACGTCGGCTGGAATTACGTCAGCGGCGGCCAGCGGAAACGGGTTTTTGTCTGGTACGACCCGGGCGGCGGCGAAGCGTTGCAGATGGTCCCGGCGAGCAACCCGCAGCCTCTTGACTCCGCGGGCAACATCGTCACGGCGTCCCCTGGTGAAGGCAACCCGCCGGCGATCCTTCAGCGCCGCACGAAAAAGCAGATCAACTTCACCCAATACTTCGGCATCCCGCCCCAGTGAAAGGCGATGACAATGGCAGACGCTACCATGTCGTTTCAAGTTCAGGCGACGAAAGGGAGCTTTTCCCAATCGCTCGTCGCGTCAGGCATCACGGCCGACATGGCGGCGGCCGGGATCATGGCGATTCCCGCGACGCTTGGCACGACCCCGGTGACGCTGTCGACCGCGGCCCTGTCTTCCCTTGGCATCGCGGTCGTCCACAACCTTGCCACCGACTCCACGCAGGTGGTGACGTTTGGCCGCTGGGACGGAACCACGCTGTGGGGCTCTGCGGCCCTCCGTGGAGGCGAGAAGGCCATCTTCCGCATGGAGCCAGGAAACTACGCCTGGAAGGCCAACGTGGCTGGCGTGCGAGCCCTGGCTCAGATCCTCGAGGGCTGACCAGTGGCGGAAGACGCTGGCCGGCGATACGTGCGGTTCACCCGAGGCGCCGGCGAGCGGATCGGCCGGGCAGTCGTGGGATTTGAGCGGCAGACGGCTCCAGCAGCACCGCTGACGTTTGAGCATCAGACGCCGAGCGTGCCGGCGTTGAGCTTGTTTCGCAGGACCACGTTCACCGGGGCGTGGGCGAAGGACTCCTACAGAACCTTGACGTTCACCGTCAACGGAGTCACGTCGACCGCGTCTGTTGAAAACTTCCTCTACACGCTGCCCAGCGAGGGATCGAAGAAGATTGCCGTGGCGAAAGATGCTGGCGGGTGGTTTTTGGTCAACGTGGAACACGTTTCGCAGAACGTCATTTGGAATGTGTCGCAGTCGTCTACGGCGCTGACGTTCGATCGGATGCAGATATGGGTGCCTGCGAAGATCACGCAGTCGCCAATCATCATCGGTCTGGCCGAGTGCGTCACCGGCTACACGGGGTGAACGATGGCGCTCGTTACCTACAACGGCACGCTGATTTCAGGGCTGACGGCAGATATCAACTGCTGCTGCTCGGCTTACAACTGCTACTGCTACACGCGATACACGAATTACGGGTCGACGCTCGTCGAAAGAAAACGAGTTTGCTACAAGGTGCCGTTCTACAACGGATCCGCGTGGGTGTTCCCTGATGGTCAACCGTGCTGGCCGGTGAACCCTGGATTCTGCTCTATCAGCTATTCGGGCATCGTCGTGACGCTCTGCTCTTGCCCCGGCGGCGGGGCGAATCCCTATCGCTGGGACATTGTTGGCTCCCCGGCGCAGTGGGCAGCCTGCACGACGATCTCCCCGCCCCCGTGACCGGAGCGAACGCATGACGCTGGTGCTCGTTTCCGCCGTTCGCAACGTTGCGCCCGAGCGACCCGCTGGCTACGTCGACGAGGTGCTGGCCGCTGGCACCGCTGTGACCACGCCAGACGGAGAGTTTGTTGACATCCCCGACGAGGTGTACGACGCGCTGGCCGAGAAGTATTCCGGCCGGGAGACGGTCAAGGGCCCAGGGAGCGTGCTGCATCGAGCCTTGGAGGCCATCGGCATCACGGCCATGCCGTCCTGCCCGTGCTTGAAGCGGAAGACGCTGATGGATCAATGGGGCTGGCAGGAGTGTCAGAAGCCCGAGCGGCTTGACGAGATCACGGGCTGGATGGAGGAGGAGGCGACGATCCGCGG